TTTAAATTAAATACGTATTTAATTTAAAATTATTTTCTTTTATATTATTAAATAATATAATATGTCTGGTGCCGTCGCTGCCCACGCTGCTTATAACGGCGCAGGAACCCAGGGTTTGGCTGTAACTAATAAGATCAACGATACGGGAGATATTATGTCTGTTTTTTGGACAAAGCACGATACAACAAGACAGCTTCTACACGGGTCGAGCATTGTAGAAATTGTAAGTTCTGGATCTTCTGGGACGTCCAATACATTTGGTTCTTCTAGAATTTATACAGTTAATAACGACGTAGATGTATTGGGAGATTTATACTTAGATCTGACTCTTAACGTTACTTTAACAACAGGTACCGACACCGCCGATAAGAGATGCCTTATGGATTTCGAATTAGATCACAATTTTCAATACAAATTAATTGATCGTGTAGAATTTATGATTGGTACTCAGATTTGGCACACATTAACCGGAAATGATATTAAAGTTTTAACTCAAACATCTAAAGCTGAAAGCTGTTCGGACATACTAAGTAAACCAATTGCGTCTGAAAGATTTATTGTAGGAGATCGCGACAACGTTACCTTTCCCGCAGATGCTAGTTCGGTTACACAAGCACCCGCTGGTGGCACAGCAGAGGAAGTAAGATGTGTATTGTGGATACCCGCAATGTCTGCTGATTTATCCGCTCCGCTTAGAAAATTCTACAATATTACTGAAAATGGTTACATGATGGCCGCCGCTCCACAACAGTCTGTTAAAATCAAGGTAACATTTACAACAGGTTCGGCTGTTGGAAATTTTCGTGATATCGCGTCTGCCGCGATAAACACAACCGCTAACACCTACGCAGCAGTGTCTGGTCAAACGCTTTCAACTGGTCAATTAGACACGAATGGTGCCTCATTCGATTTGCCTATCGTCGCCACTTCCACAGTTTCCGTAAAGGACGCCGCAGGAGACTATTATCCATTTAGACGTCTAGTTCAAGGATACATCGCTACAACTACCGGCAGCCCTGTCGTTGTCGCTTCAAAAGTCAATGTCGCAACATTGACTATCGGGCGTGCGAGATTATTTGGAAAGCAAATTATGTTATGTAAAGAAGAAAGAGACCAAATTAGATCCGTACCCAATGGTTTGCCATTTAGAATTAAAATGAGTCAGTCTATTACAGCAGAATTGCCTACAAGTAATGAAAAAACTATAGACCTAGACTCGTTTTCGCTATATGCATCGCATCTAATAATTAGCGGAGATTTTGTAGGTGCGAATATTATCTCAGCGGAACTTAAGTTAAATTCTTCGTCGTTTTCCGGAAGTATCCCAGCCCTTTTGCTAAGGAATGACATGGCGGAAAGTCTACATCTCTATTCCGGGAGATCCCTAGTAAATCCTCACATTCAGAGAGGTAAATATATTGAAAATTTGGGTCGATTCGAAAGAGCTCCATTAGTTTTCCCGTTAGCGTCTACTGCATTCTCCGGTTCCTCTGTGCCATTAAATAGATTCGACAGCATTAGATTATTACTTAGATTTAGTGCAACACCTACAGGTATAACTACAGGAAGACCCCAAGAGCTTACTACTTTTGGTATTACAGTAACTTGTGTAGGAGAAACTACTGTACTTTATAAGGGAGGTGCTGCCACTTTAGCTATGTATTAAATGTAAATAAATGTGTAAATGTAAATAAATGTGTAAATGTGTAAATGTGAATATAAATATTTAGTTATCTCAAATGATATCTGAAATTACTAAATATTTATATTATCTTCTTTTATCAATTTTGACTGTATCTTGTTTAATGTTTTTTTGGATTTTTGTATCACAAATGGCTTACTTAATTATATAGAACTAATAAATTTCCAATTTAATTCTTTACATATATTTTTCCATATTTCATCTTGGTCGTACATTTTGTCACGACTCTTCAAAAGAGGGAAATATTTGAGATATTCGTTCTTTTCTAAAAGTTGAAAAAATTTATAAAGTGTATACGAATAACTCAAAAAATTTTTTCTCGTCGTCGGACAGTGCTTCTTAAATGGACCTTGAATTTCGTTAAACATTTTCAAAAGTTTAGTTTCTAAGTCTTGATTTATAATAATTCTTTTTTCTCCAGTTATTCGTGTAATTATATTTGGAATATGCTCGTAATATTTATTGAACTTTAGTTTTTTTAAAAATTCCTTGACTTTATCGTATGTTATTTTATTTTTGTCTGTAATCCTTTCTTTTTTAATTTCTAAAATAACGCTATTTATTATTTCTTCTGGAATACTTACACCTTCGCGTCCTTGAGTTTGAGATATCCATTCTTTAAAATGATTAGTTCTTTTGTAACAATACGGTTTATTATACTCATGTGTTTCAGAATGATTCCATTCTCTAGTGTCGGATACATTAAAATTCTCTATAGACCCACATGTATAACAAACATTTACTCCAACAGATTGATCGTTTATTAATTTATCTCCGCATTCTATACATCTATAATTATAATACGTTCCATTAACATATCCAGAACTTTCTTCTGGAAAACATTTGAGTATATAGTTTTTATATAATAATTCTTTATTGTTTTTAGAGTTTAATTGTATATATTTAGAAATATCTCCTGAACATTCATTTTCTGTTAATTGCTGTTCAGAACTATCTAAATCTTTAATAAAATCTAGTGCTTTAAATAAATATTCAGCTAGTTCGTCGTTTGACTCTATTTTTTTTATCTTTTCATCCAAAAGTTTTATTTTTTCTAAATTTAAAGGTGTACCACATAGTTTTAGGGCATCAATTTCTTCTTTGTAGGTTTTTATTTTTTCCTTTTTAGATTCAATTTCAACTATTTTTTTTTCATGCTTTTCTAAAATAGAAGTTCTAGAATCGGTATGAATCGGTTTTTTTGAAATTTTGAACGATGTCATTTATTTCAATAATTAATTAATATATTTTTTTTTTAAACGGTTTAATTTTAGTAATTAATAACTTTGATTTATATAAAATTAAAGTTATATGTTTCTAATAAAATTTTCTAAAATATTCACTGTAAAAATACTTCGTAGAATAGCTAAAATATATAATATTAGATATATATCAACAATTAATAAAAAAAATTTATTGAGTTTGTTAAACAATTATAACGCGATTAAAATAATACAAAGAAAATTTAGAAATAAACTTATTTTGAATTTAGAATGTCCGATATGTAGCGAAATTTTAATATACCCATTCGTTTCATTTAAAATTAATAATAATTTTTTTTACTACGATTTTAAAACTATAGTTTCATATTTTGAAAAGACAGGGGATTTTAGAGATCCGTGTACTAGAAAAGTAATCTCAGATAAAAAAATAGTAGAAATAAATTCAATGATTAATTATTACTATGGAAAATATACAAATAAAACACTAATATCGAGAGGCATGATTAAAAATGCTGAATTTAATATCATAGCATACTGTCTTTATGATATAATAAAAGAGCTCGAATATATAGATACTTCAAGCTTGAGTTTAATTTATGAAAATGTATTACCAAGATTTATATATTATATAAATTATCTTATTAAAAGATATCCTAAAGAAGAATTTATAATAGTTTTAAACTCGTGTAAAGAATCTATTAAAAATAATACATTATTAGAATATATAAATTTTGTTGAAAAAAATTATTGCTAAAAATTTCAATATAAAGGACACTGGGATATAAAGAGTGTGAATAATGGCAAATTGTAAAATTTGTGATCCTAAATGTAAATTTACAGAATGTATTTGTAACGAAAGTTTCTCAATATTCGATAAAACGTGTCGTAGTTTCGCGGAAACCTCTGAATCTGAATCTGAATATTCGAAATTCTCATTAGTAAAACCTTGGTCGATATCTACAATTACGGCTGTATGTAATTTCAACAGTAGAATAGATGTTAAAAAATATACAGATTTTTACGGTTGTAATTTAACTAAAAAAAAATTTTACAACTGTATACATTGTTATATAGGTGTGAAATATCAGAGTAAGACCAAAATATCTGTAAAAATATTCGCAAATGGTAAAATGCAGATGGCTGGTGTTTTAAACGTATGTTCGATGGCTTATGGCTTTAGAAAAATATATAAAAGGTTATCCACCCTACAAGCATTTGAAGGCGAAGCATATATTTCTAACGTTAAAATATGTATGATTAATTCCGATTTTAGAATAGATAAAAATATAAAACAGTCAAGTTTGTGTAAATTTTTTGATGAAAAGAGTTTATCTTACATAAAGAGATATTCTTTTAATCCAAATAAATACCCTGCTATAAATTTAAAGATTTATAATTCGAACGGAATTGGGGCTACTACCTGTTTAATATTCAGATCTGGAAGCGTAATGATTACAGGTGGAAATGATATTCTTGAATATTGTAATATATACAAGAATTTTTTAAAAATTATAAACGACAATGATTCATTTTTAATATCTTAATCATCAAGATTTACACTATCATTAACGTTATCATTATCATTATCATTATCATTTTCCGTAACTGTATCAGGTACTTCTTTTTTTTCTTCAGCTGCGATTTTTGCCCGCTTAGTCTTTGTAGATTCTTTTGTAGATTCTTTTGTAGATTCTTTTGTAGATTCTTTTGTAGATTGCTTCTCTTTATTTATGAAGATTTCGGCTAAAAGTTTATCTAATTTTTCTAATTTATCTGAATTATCATTAGTTTTTGAATATAGTTTATAAAACAGGTAAAATAAAATAATATTTAAACAGAGCAAAATAGCGATATATATTAAATACTGATTACCTAATTCAAAATCCATTTTAATTATTTAAAATATTTAAAAACGTGTATTTAAAACGTGTATTTAAAACGAATATTATTCTGGATCATCTAATAAATTTTCGTCGCTAGATATATCGATACCTACTATAAAAGTGGTTCTCTTGAGAATTGTACCAGATTTTTGCGGGTATTCTCTAGTACCCTGTGAAACGACTTTTATGTCATTATTAGTAAATGTAGACATATAATAATCTTTTGTGAATTGTTCTCTCGGCAAATTATTTTCTCGGCAATGTTCATTAAACGCCTGAGAAAATACTTTCATTGGAATATATAAATTTTTATCGAAAACAACATTTCCAGATTTTAAGAAATGTTGCAGAGAATTTGTAGTTTGTTCCATATCTTCTTTATTTTCATGAAAATATGCTGGTAAAATATTCCAAATTCCTTTTTTACCATAAGTCGATAATGCGTCATAATATCCTCTGATACACAATTTTAAAATAAAAGGAATTTCTCTTGTTAGTTTTTTTTCAATTTCAGTGTCTGTATTTTTAACTTTTTTCCAAAAACTAATTACAGCAGTTCTTCGTGACACGCTCTCTGAGTTATTTTTATAACGCATGATCTTGTTTCCACCCATAGTCATCGGAACTTTCCAATCTATAGTTTCATCATTTTTATATTTCTCAGAATATGTATTTCTACCCCCTTCAACTAGCAATTGCCAATCTGTCTGCTCCATCTTGAAATTTTCAGCAATTTCGGGGGCTATAACCATGAATTTATTAACATGGGGTTTAATTCCATATTTCGCGTCGATGTTGTTTGAAATGATACCAACATCTTCCTCTTCATAGAACTTTTGTAAAATTTTCATTAAGATCGTGCTTTTACCAGCTCCTGCCTGACCGAGTAGATATAATAGTACCTGCCAATTATCTAATTCGCCAATATCAAAACACATTCTTCCCATAAAAATACACAACCATTTTTGTATTTCTTCTGGAAATTCCTGATAATTCAATACCTCTTTAAAAGTTGGGCAGCTATCTATAATTTTAAACCAATCGTCTTCATATTCTTCGAAATTATTGAATACAGAATCATGATACTTACACGCTACTACATAGCTTGTAATGTATGGATGTGTTTCTCCATATGGTACAAAAATATCTTTGTATACAGGAATTTCACCAGGTGGTGAAATATTGCATTTAGTAATATAATTTCCATTTTTGAATGCAAAAAGGTGTCTATCTTTGAAAAGTTCAGGTAATTCAGGTCCTACATATTCCATAAAGTACCTCTCTGCGTTATTTATATTACTAATTCCATTGGCTGTAGCATTTTTCCATTGATTAAAATTTACCTTATGATCGCTCTGTTTATAAATATATTCTTTTATAGAACAGTGTTTTTTCCAAGCATGTGTATTATTTCCATTTTTGATAATAGGTTTATAAAGATTAGATCCATATCTAGTAAAACCTTCTTCTTGAATTTTTTCAAAAAAATATAAAAGAAACATCTGATACGGGGTTTTTTTAGATTCATCTGTAAATCTACTGAATTTAGACAACATATCCGGATCTTCATTTGAAAGAGGATTGTGTGATTCTGTATTTGTTTTAGATAGAAGATAAATAACTCTTATAAGTTTTTCACTATATGAAATTACTTCATAAATTTTGTCCCAGTTAGACATGTATTGTTCATACTCGGGAACCGTGCTTTTAAATTTTCCATAAATAATAGTAGTTTCAAGCATCGCGTGGTCTAATTCGTCCCGTAGTATACTTGTATCAATTGCATTTATGTCTGTGATGTTAAAATTTTTACAGGCTCCGCTTACAATATCTTTTGGGTCTATAGCCCATTTGATTGTTAAATCTTTATAAAAGGACATGATTTCATTTAAATCGGCATTTTTAACCTTTTCTTTGATTTTATTAGACCATTGGCGGTTATCGCCCTGATCTGCCATATGCTTATACTTATATATAATTACTGCTTTTATATAAATTTAAAATTTTTAACACGTTAAAAATCAATATTATAAATATTACTATATTATAGTATACCATACAGGTAAATGAAAAATTTTCTTTTATTTAAAATTAACGGAGAAATTGAAAAAAGATCTACGAAGTGTAAAAATTTTACAGATACTAATGAATTTAATTTGGATCCGGAATTAAACTTAAAATTAAAATTTAGCAATTATGTAAAATACGAAAACTACATTATTTTACATGATAGCGATTTAAATAATGAACTAAATAGGACTATTTTTTATTTCACAGAAGATAGATTTAATGGAGATATAGCATTAATTAAAATTGGGGGAGATAATTTAATTAAAAATTTATCTATCGACGAATATTTTAAAAAATTGACTAGGAAGCTACAAGAAACTCAAAAAAATAATAAAAATTTATATTCACAATCTGATTCGGATTTAGATTCAGACGTAGACCTTAGTATATACGGTAAGATTTTAACTAAAGAACCATTTGAGTATTAATTACAATACATTTTCATTTACATTTTCATTTACTTACTTACACTTCAAAGACTTAGATTCCGTTTTTTCTCTGTCTTCTACATATATGTAGTTATGTAGAAATTTTGCCTTTTCTTCACTGTTCATACCATCAGTTTTGGAGAAATCATATGAAAAAAATTTTAGAATTCTGTCGTAAACATCTGCCTTTTTAATAGCTTTTACAATAGTGCCTTGTTTTAGTTCTATAGTACCTGTATTCGTGTTACATATATCCAATTCATTCTTTTCCATAAAAGCCAAAACATCACTTTGTTTTTCTTTTTTAATGTTCATTAATTCTTTAATTTTATCTTGAAGAGGTTTAATTTTTAATTTCAAATTTTTAATTTCTGTCTCTATTTTATTAAATTCTTCTACCTCGTGTTTAAAAAGAAGAATTTCGTTATCACTAACATTCAACATTTTAGTAACTTTAAATTAAATTACGTTATTTTTTTAAATAGTTTTTAAATAAATATTAGAACAGTATACTTTATAAATATAAAATGTATTCAACATAAGAATAAATACAATAATAATAGCATATACTTTAATCGGCCAAATAAAGTCGTTAATAACGTTTCTAATTTTATTTTTATTTTCGTCATTTAAAAAGGATTCAATCATTTAAAAATTGTAAAAGATATTTAATCACTCATTTCACCGCCATCTTCACAAAAATTGTCCTCCATTTCTGAATTTGAATTGTCGATATCAAATGAATTATCGTCTTCGTTTCCGGAATCAGATCCAGAATCTGCGTCTGATCTGATTTCTAATTTTTTAATACTATCTATAATATCTTTAGGTTCTAGAACTAATCTTGAAACAGTGATTTTATTGGGATTTTTATTAGTTATTATTTTATTTTTACGAATCAGTTTTTTATTTTTTATTTTCAAATTTTCAGGAATTTCTAATATAGAAATTGGGTATAGCGTTTTTTTAGGAATTTTTACAGAAGGAATATCGTATATTCTAAATTTAAGAGACATCAATTTTTCATTTTTTTCAAAAAAAAGTGGAAGAGTTAATTTTTTAAGAATAAAATTAATATTAGAAATGTAATTGTCTTTACTCATTCCATAATTATTTTTAGATATTTCTAATAAATATATATATTTTTCTAAGTTTTTGTAAATTTCTTTTTTTGTATCAACGATTTTATCTGATTCGATTTCCTGACAAATCAATTCACGACATGGAATTTTAATTTTACTTATTAACGTTTCTACATTTAAAACACATTTACCCCTTTTTGATTCTGAAGACAAAGTTCCACATTTATACACAGAATATTTTAAGTTATCCGATTTGATAGTTTCGTAATAAAAAGCTGGAATACCGCACGTACAATTCATCATTGTTTACACTGGTGTATTATAATCAGTGCCTTAATCTTTAAATTTTTTAACAATAATTATAATTAGCTTTAATAAATTGTTATAAAGCTAATTATACTAAATTTATTATAATGAACCGAGTTGATCAATTGAAATGTATACAAGAAGAATGTCTAAAAATTTTTGAGAAAAAGAATGCCGATTATGGAGATGCTTTTGCTACGCATGGAGTAGTAGGCGTCTTAGTGAGAATAAACGATAAACTTTCTAGATTTACTAATATTACCACGAAAGGTATTGAAATTAATGTCACGGATGAAACATTGAAAGACACGCTTATGGATCTTCATAATTATTCTGCTATGGCTATTATGTGTATGAATAGATAATGTTACCCAATTTATTATATCTCTACATCTACATTTACATTTACTTTTTTTTTGAGATATTCTTTATAATTTGAAATCTGATACCAGTCCTTGTCTATTCCGGGACACGTAGTGGAATTAAAAATGTTTGACACCTTTATAAAACTTTCGTTTGCGTATTCTCTAAAATTATTTATATCAATGGTTAGATTTTTATAATCAGTTAAATTATTTGAAGTTTCTAGTAAAATTTTGAGTTTTTCCAAAAAGCTAAGTAATACGGTTTCAATTAAATTCCAAATGTTATTATTGTTCTTTCTAAGCTTGTTCTTTTTATCTAAGCGTTGAGTCAGAATCTTCCATCTTTCTTTAGATATATCTCCAAGTAGATATCCTACTCGATTTCCTAATAGTTCGCGCTCAGCTATTTCTTCGTCATTCTCAAAAGGCCCACGAACAAGTTGAGTGTGGCGATAAAATCGGTATACACACATAAAATAATCTACTATCCGGTCTTTATTGAAAAAAATTCTTCTCAGAGAATTCAGAAGTTCAACCTCGTTTAAGTTATGAACACCACAGTCCCGTTGCACAATTGCATTCGGGTTTGGAAGTATTGGCTGCTGCGTCTCTCTTAACCACCTAAAGTACTCGGGGTTGTGATTATATCCTGTAATTTGAAAGCCAGTTTTCCATGAAAATTGAACGTGGCATTTGATGCACCACATTTGATCGCATCCATCGATTTTTGAAATCATTTCTCCACATCCGGGACATGGTTTCGAAGATTTTTTAATAATGCTAACCGTTTCTTTAGTACTTTCATCACATTCGTGGTCTTCATTTTTTACGCACATACAACTTTTACAATACTGAACATCGCATAAATCGCAAAAATATTTTGAATTCAAAAATCCTTTACAGGAATCTCCTGGACATTTAAATGTAAAGTTTTCTTTGGTAGATGTATCAGATGTAGAAGTACCGTTGTAAAGTCTTTCAATTTCTAATGTGTATGAATTTGCTATATCAGTCAGGGACCTAACCTGTTCTTTTAATTTTTTAATTTCATCAAAAATTTCGTTACGCTTATCGTTTAAATCCCTGCCTTTTTTAATTTGAGAAGCTCTTTTTTGCGTAGCTGGAAGCAGTGACATCTGTCTTTCCAAGAAAATATTTTCAGTATGTATTTTGAGCTCATTTTGAACGAATTTTTTAGTTAAATTTGTATTCATAAATTCCCTGTCCCAAGTAGTTTTACAGAAAATGCATTGTGGGTCGTCGAAAGAGTTAAGAATGTAAGTTTTACAACACGTTCTACAAGCAGACTTGTCGCCAGTACAACCCTTACAAGGCACTTTAAGAAAAGTTGAGTTGTTGAATGTTTCGCAGCATATATCGCACTCCATTGTCTTCAATATATTAACTCAAATTATTTTTAAGTAAATTATTTTTCAGCAATAAATTTGTAATTTTAATAATTATATGGAGACGGTCGGACTTGAACCGACGACCCTAGGCTCATAAGACCTACGCTCTAACCAACTGAGCTACGCCTCCATATAAGTATTTAAATACTTCCTGATTAAATATATAATTTTTCTTTAAGTAATTTTACATTTACATTTACATAATTTCTAAATTTTAACATTTCTTTTTTGGCTTCGTTTTTTTAGGTTTTGCCTTTTTTGGCTTTTTATCTTTCACATCCTTTTTTTTCTTCGGTCTTTTAACTTTTGCCCAAGCCTGCTTTAATGTAATACCTTTTTTATGCATAAGATTAAAAACTTTTCTAGTTAAATCGGGATCTGGTGCCATTATAATCTATTATTAAATAACTATATTATTTTGAAAATTAATCGCAAAATAATAGAACGCAAATAATATAAAAATACATTTCATTATACATTATATCTTATAAATGAAACGTGTTCTTATAGATAATACTACACCCGAACTTAAAAAAAAACTAACTGTTCAACCGTATCTACCAGGATCACCAACTGTTATTAATTACTTTATGTATAAAATTCGTGAAAATTATATTTATATTCCAAAATATTTTAATTATACAAACCAAAATAATAATGAATTAGAAAATAACCACAACTTAGCTAAAATAGATATCAATGCTAATCCAAGAGAATATCAGGGAACGGCTATAAATGATATACATAAAGAACTTCTTAAAAACGATTCGTGTATGGCCTGTTTGTATACAGGATGGGGAAAAACGTTTGCGAGTTTATACATCTCACATTTACTCGGTGTCAAAACTTTAATTATAGTAAATAAAGAATCTCTCTTAGAACAATGGAGGGAACAGATAATAAAATTTACAGGAATAGTACCAGGAATAATTCAAGGTGCTAAAATAAATACAGAACCAAATATTTGTATAGGAATGATCCAGAGTATATCGATGAAAGATTACACTGATGTATTCAAAGATTTTGGATTTACGATATACGACGAAACTCATCATTACTGTTCAAAGGTATTTTCAAATGTATTTTTCAAAATAAGAACCAAGTATAATTTAGGCCTGACGGCAACTATTAAACGCGCCGATAAATTAGAGTATGTTTTAGAGTGGTTTCTTGGAAGAATAGCTGTTGATATTAAACTATTAATAATAGAACCTGAAATACACGTTTATAATTTTTGTGACTATGAAGAAAATACTATAAAATTTAATGTAAATGGAAAAATAAATTCTCCAGCGAGTTTAACTTCTATAACCGAAAATAAAAAACGAACCGATATTATAATTAAAATAATAACGGATATGTACAAATGCGATCGTAAAATGCTTGTTCTAACTGACAGGAAAGCTCACTGTGACTATATAAAAGCCGCGTTAACTAATTTTTCAGTTGGTATTTATTATGGAGGTATGAAAATGGAAGAACTTAAAAAATCTAACGAATGTAGAATAATAGTCGCAACATATCAAATGGCTTCTGAGGGTTATGACAATCCAGATCTTGATACCCTTATTTTAGCATCACCTAAATGTAATGTAGAGCAATCTATAGGACGCATATTAAGAAAAAAAAATATAAACGAAGCAGTTGTTGTAGACTTAAATGATTGTATTAGTATATTTAATAACTGGAATAAAAAAAGACAATCATTTTATAAATCTAGAAATTTTAAAATTAAACACGTTAACGATACGATTATAGATGAACAACCAAAGACTAATATTTATTCTATTATAGATTAATTAAATATTTACCGTCTAATTCTTCTAAGTTCGCTTTTAACCATACTTTCTCTTATGGTTGCTTCAGTATTAGCATTTAATCCAGCTAAGGTAGGCGTTAGGTCTTGGCCATCCATGTTATTCATAGGTAATACAGCGTCTACAGAATCTACTGGTGTATAATCCAGTAAATTTGAATCACTTGGTGAAATTAAATCGTCTGTCAAACTTGAATCACCTGGTGAAATTGTAGAATTTAAAGATAAATTTGGGTCTATATTTGTAGCGGCTGTTTTGTTATACGGGTTAGAGGATGACTTAGAGTTAGTGTACGTGGATAATGGGCTTTTAAGATCGAATCCGCTATATTTAAAAATGTCAAAATCTTGAATTTTTTTTGTAATGCTCATATTATTATCAAAATTACCACTTACAAAATCTATATTTTCTCTTGCAATGTTATTCGGGTAATCTCTTTTTTCAGAAAACACAAATACATATACAAGTATTCCAATAATTAACAATACCAATGCTAGACCCAACATTATATTCCTGTTCATTTTATGATTTAAGATAATAAAACATTTTTTTTTATAAAATAATTAAACGTTATTATTTTTTTCGGGGAGCTAAACAATATTTAATTTTTCCCAAATTAGCGATATTATATAATATCGTTAGAGGATATTCAGATTTTAAATATATCTCAATTGTTGAACACAAATTAGTTGATTTACAAAATAATAAAATATATTTAACATTAAAAGTTCCACATTCGTAGTTTTCACCTTCTTCAAGTGAATCATTAGATTCGTTAATTTTTATTTGTTGTTCGGCAAAATCACCCTTTGCCGAAAGTATAAGCTCTTTTGAATTAGACTTAAAATCTATTATATCAGATACATTAGATAACTCTAACACATAATTTTGAAAATCGGATGATGGCATAGTGATGTAAGAATTAAACGATATATCAGGAATACTATATATTTTTTCATCCATGTCCAATATCTTTACTTTACTTTCAATACTCGTTTTTTTGTTGCTATTCACTGTTTTAATATTTAAAACAGTGGGTTCACATTTATTTATATAAAATGAAATTGTATCAGCGTGTTTGCTTCCCTTTAGGATCTTAAAAATAGATACAAGATTTAGCCCAATGTTTAATTCGTTTTCACATATGTATTCTTCAAATTTTTCTGCGTACAAAACTAAATTTACTATAGCACAATTTGTAGAATCTATAGTTGTCAATTTGATACCAGAAGAATTAGCTGTAAAATTTACATCGCATAATATATTTTTAAGAGCCTCGAATAAGATTTTTATAGCATTTGTTTGAACGGTTGTAAATCTAAACAAATATTTATCTGTCATTTGTTTAGATTTAGATTATTTTTTTATATGATTTTAATTACATTACATTTCATTTCATTTCAATTTAATTTGTGATCATCTTTCGGGTCGACAGCCGCGTGTCTTTTCCAGATTAACTTAGATGGCAATTTTTTTACTATACATTTTTTACCGTTAAGTGGTGTATCATTTGAAATCATAATTAAAACACCATCATTAAAATTAAAATTTTCGAAATTTGGATGGTCAATAAGGATATCTTTCAGATCAATCGGTTCCTCTCTGTCTATATAGAAATTACACAATGGACCTAGATAAGGTGTAACATAATTTGTAATATCTATATCATTCAAAAATACCGTTTCTGGATAATAGAGAAATCTCGCTGGTTCAACTTTGAATGGGTAAATAGGAAACCTGATATCTTGTTTGCGTGTAAGATATTTCATTAACTGACCATTAAACATATATTCAATTATAATATATTCGATCTTACAATTTTCTTCAATTTCCTCTATATCTTCTATACCTAGTTCCGTTTTTGTAATTTCAGAATTATCTTCGAGTTTAATTCTATAACATATAATAATATAATCGTCTTTCGATGGAACGTCTTCAAAAGTTTTATATTTTTTAGGATAAAATTTATTATAAAGTGTATATAGTTTATCGAATAAAATACTAGAAGCAAATAAACCAGAAATAGAATAAAGAAGCCACATTATTAGTCAATAATATAAAGCTTCTTTAAATTAATTT